ATAACAGGAGTAGGGCTTCCTGGCAAGTCTTCAGAACAGTAGCTAGGGTGTACTCTACCTTTGTAGTGCGACTCTATATCATGCCACGAAAACACAGAAAATGAACAATTATTATCGTCGTATAAGTCGTACCAGAAGTGAGAAAAGTAATTATCTATTGTTGGATATGTAAAGAATAATATGTCTAAATGTTCTTCTACATGATTAAACACAGGCTGCATTTGCCCATTATTCCAACGTATTACAGACGAGTTTAATATAGGTGATTGCATTTTAGAATAGTTCTTTTTACAAATTTCTAGATCATTCCACCAACCTTTAACTATCCAAGGCTTGCTCATATCAAGCTCAAAAAACTTGTCTATGCTATCGTGAATAAGAACATCTAAATCTAAATAAAGTATTTCGTCTTCTTGGATAACATCGTCAAACATATATATTTTGCGGTAAGCCCAGAATTTTCCATTTTCTCTATCGTTCCAATTATGCGGAAACTCTCTATCATAATCCTCTGTTACGTTGTCTGTAAAGCAATAAAAATTAAATTCGTATGAACAATATCTTTCAACTTGCTGCTTTAATGCTCTAACAAAGTCTTTAGGGTACTTATCACCCCAGTGGACGCACACTATTGCCTTAGTTGTCATAATTACTCTTTTAATTGTAGTGAAGAAGTTATCACTTAGTTAATTTACTAAATTCCATTAATGCTTCTAGAGGAGATGATGATCTACGTATTGCTGTTTTGACATCTTTGTTATCGCTAGCTTTAACTAGTTCGTGATCAAATATTGCTAGTTTAACTTTAAATAAGTCTTCTGCTTTGGTACCGTCTTCGGTATCCCAGTTTATTAAAGTTGAAATAAAGTTATACACTTCAAGTTCAAGCGGAGCATTATTATTTGCAGTGTTTCTCATAATGTTTCTTTCTGCATAATCTTCAAACGCCTCTCTAAACAAATCGCGATGAGCTTCGTGTCGATCTCGTGTACACTGGTCTATCTCTTCAAGTGTTATTTCTTCTAATACTGATAGCCATCGAGGATCTTCAACGTCAACAGTTACGAAATAGTCTACAGCGGTCTCGCCTTCTCGGTATACAACGGCAGCCGATGATAACTCTGGATCTGTGTAATATACTTCTATTATTTTTCCGGAAAATTCAAATTCCATCGTTAAGCTCCTTTAAACTTGATATATTCTTAAATAGTTATTAGCTACCGCAACGTTTGTTCCGTTTGGAAATTCCTGAGCGCGGTAGTCGTTTGAGTTAACAAACCGTATTGTGTAAGCGCCTGCGCCGTTTAACCGAGTATCTTGCATGTTAGAGCCTCTAATAGTTCCTGCGCCGTTTAAGCGGAATCTGATTCTAAGAGGAGTATCATTTAACACCGCCCATTTTAGCCATTCGCCTAGCAGGCTAGAAGCTTCTGCTAGGCTATATTCTCGTACATCGCCGACAGTGTTAAGATACATTAAATTTCTAGTAGGAGTGTTTGCAACACCGTTTCGTCTATGCAGATAATAGTTAGTAAGAGTGGTCGGCTGATCTAGTGCTTCTGGAATACCTGCTGCTGAATACGCTGCTGTGTTAGCTATGGTATTAGAATATACAGGAGTTCCTGAAATTAGTGTATGGTCAGCAACCGAGCTTGATGAACTGATTGTATATGTGCCACCTGTAGTAGCCGGTGAGGTTGACGCTGACATCAGTTTAGTAAGGCCCGGTCGAATAAACGTATCTAACATGTCGGTTTGACTCATTGCACGTAAATTGTTGCCATCATTGTACATAGGGTAAGCGACACTATTTGTATCTGCTGCTTGAGAAGAATTGACAGTGGTCTGGGTAATTCTTGCGTAGCCTACAGTGGCAGTACCTGGTTCTGCTGTTGTAGCTTCGGAGGGGTAAGTAGTAACGTTAGTACTAAACGCACCTGCTGTTTTACGAGTATCGTTAATAGTACCTAAGTTGCCTCCACTGCCGACTACCGATAATACTATAGACGGGTCTATCGCGTATTCGTATATCGCGCGGTCTGTCCACTGTTCAACTTCTGTAGTGGTCATTTCTCTAAAGCCTGAGCCGTCGTAATAGAATGGTGCTCTTACTGCCATATAAAGTTCCTAGTTTATATTGTTCTGCTATAATTGTAATTATGCGCGTAGCAACGTGCCAACACGCATTCTGAATAACAACTGAACTTATCTATTAACCTGCTGTTACACCGTTAATTGTTTTTAGCGTAGTTCCTGCAGAGTTACGTATAGTAAGCGTGGCCGCAACTACCGCGGTAGTTGCTACTGTAGCCGTAGCAGCATTTCCTGCTATGCTCATCGTTTGGCCACTAATGTACGTAGCTACTTGCGCTGCTGATGCTTCACGATGGAATCCGTCGCCGGCGGTTTGGCACATGACTGTTGAAATCGCACTCCCAGCAGCACCTGAAGTAGTGTTAATAAAATTAGCGTATATATGGCCTAACGCAGTTCTTTGTACTATAGTACTGTTGCTTGCTGCGTCGTTGTTAGTTAACCCGTTAAGCAATAACGAGTCATTTGCTGTGCCAGATAATGCTCCTGAGAAAGTTGTAGCTGTTATGGTGCCTGCTGAAAAGTTACCTGATCCATCTCTAGTAACAACTGTGCTTACGACATTAGTTGACGAAGTATCTAAATTATCTAGCAATAATGCGTTACTCGCTGTACCAGTTATAGTTGCTGTGATAACGTTAGCAGCAAAATTGCCTGACGCATTGCGAGTAACAACTGTGCTTGCGACATTAGTTGATGATGTATCTAAACCATCTAGCAATAATGCGTTACTCGCTGTACTAGCAGTACCAGTTAAGTTACCGTTAAACTGTGTCGCTGTAATAGCGCCTGCTGAGAAATTGCCCGAAGCATTTCTACTAACAACTGTATTAATTGTATTGCTTGCAGTATTAGTTAGTCCGTTAAGCTGTGTTGAGTTAGTAGAAGTGGCCGCGTTTCCAGATAGTGCTCCTGTAAACGTAGTTGCTGTGATAATTCTACTTGCAAAATCGCCGTTGACATCTCGCGTAACAACTGTGTTACCTGCGTTAGCTGTTGACGGTGCCTCGCCTTCAAGTAAGAATGAATCGTCTGCCTTACCTGTAACAGTACCTGTAATTGGTCCAATAAACTCAGTAGCAGTGATAACGCCGGCAGCAAAGTCGCCGCTAACATCACGACTAACAACTGTACTAACAGTATTAGCTGATGTATTAGTTATGCCGTTAAGCAAGTCTGCATCATCTGCTGTGCCAGTTAAGTTTCCTACAAAAGTAGTAGCTGTAATTGTAGTAGCTGAAAAGTTACCTGATGCGTCTCGTGTAACTATTGAACTTGGAGTAGCTGCTGTTGCAGTATCTAACCCATCAAGTAACAGTGCGTTACCTGCTGTGCCAGTAATGTCGCCAGTTACATTGCCTACAAAAGAGTTGGCTGTAATAACGTTAGCTGCAAAGTTGCTAGAAGCATCTCTGCTAACAACTGTACTAGCAGTGTTTGCTGATGTATTAGTTATGCCGTTAAGTAAGTCTGAATCGTCTGCTGTACCTGTAAGATTACCAATAAACGTAGCTGCGGTAATAACGTTACCTGTAAAGTCGCCAACAGAGTTACGTTCTACAATAGATGATTTATCTGCAATAACTGGTAGCCCTACTGACGGTTCTAGACCAGTAAGTCTACTAGCATCTGTGTCACCAGTAAATACACCAATAAATTGAGCCGCCGTAACAATATTAGCGTCAAAGTTACCAGATGCATCTCGTATAACAACAGATGATTTATCAGTGCCTGGTGGAACTGTCGAGGCAGGCGTTAGTCCTGTTAAGGTGTCTGCATCAATAGCGCCGCCGGCGTTAAGTGCTACTCCATTAATATATAATCCGTTAGCGTCAGTTACAATATTGTTAACTGCAATAGGCGCGTACGAAGTATCTACATTTTGAGGAACCCACACGCCTGACTTAACAGTTGAAGTTGCTGGATCTGTCCAATCAATTCGTTCATCAAACACCCATTGGGCATCTGATAATGATCCACGGTCAATGCGTAAGCCAGCTTGTTCAAGTGTTATACCGGCACCTAATTCGCCATCATTGACAAGTATAATGTTGTCTTTAACGGCAAGATTGGCTGATTCTACAGTTATCGAAGCGCCTTCAACGACAAGGTCGCCGACAATTCTAACTGTACTATTTCCGGTTCGGTTGCCGAGTATAATAGACTGAGTATCCGGAACGTAAACTACAAAGTCGCCGTTAGGTACTTGTATAACCTTTGACATGTTAGCTCCTTAACTTAGAAAGATGTTAGGACTAATAATGTTTGAGTTGAATCGTTTTGAATTTCCCATGAATAACGATTGCCGTCAAAGTCTGTTGCTGTGCGGTTAAAAAGCTTTTTAATTGGCAACCGGTCGTTTACGCCCGCTGCTGTGCCAAAGATAACCATTTCTCCTAGTAAAACTGAGCCGGTTGCTTTATCAACTAAACGACACTCTAATTCAGTAGTACCATCAGTTACTCTAAACTGATTAGTTCCTTTTTGTGCAATAATGTATGATGTATCAACTGCACCGTTTCCGGTATTTGCTGCTACACGTAATTGTGTTCCGGTATCGTAATCACCGAAATATCTTTTATTAACTGGACGTCCCATTGTGTTTCTCCTTTAATGACGTTCTAGGTCTATACAGGGCGGGTGACCGCTGTAAACTAGCAAACTGGCTAGCGCTATATGACTAAGTATTTATCATTTAGCAAGAAGAGCGAGGAGGCAGTACTTAGATACTTTGCGTACCATTAAAGGAACTTCTGTATCAATTTGATTTTGTATTTTAGAAATTGCTTCTAAGGAGTGGTTGTTAGTGCGGCGACGATACTGTACTTCAAGCATAGAGATTTTAGTAAGCATATTTTCTATGTTTTCTATCCATTGCCTAACTTCTTTTCTTTGTTTGAAGGGGAGGTAGTACGAATCAGAGCGCAGCTTATCGCAAGCAGTGTACCATTCGTTGTATCGTTGTTTGTCTGTTTTCATGTGTATAGTGTAACATTACATTACAAGAAAGTCAAGACAAAAAAAAGGACCCGAAGGTCCTTTTACACTTTTATTATAACAAAGTTATAACTTAGCTAAAGCTTACATTACCACTAGTAACAGCAACACTTGACAAATAGTCAGCTGCGTTACCAAGCGATGAAGCTGTGTTGTCAAGCTCAATATAACCATAACGTGTCATAAAGCTTACAACTGGCTCAAAGGTATTCGGATCAAGTACAACGCCTGAACTCATTAGCGGAATATAAGGGCAGTAGAACGCTGCTGCGTCACTTTCTGAAGTTCCTTTATAACCAACAAGTACTACTTGTGCGTCACTAGCGTATGTATCAACATAAACACGCATTGAACCATTTAAAGTACCAGCAAACTTAGTGTTTGTTGGAGCTTCGAAAGTTCCTTCTGTAGTACGTGCAAATGCCGAAGTAGTTGCAGACTGTAGAATTGTTAGCGTGAACGGTGATACAACACACCAGTTACCAGCACCACGACGTGTACGCTGAGCGATTAAGTTAGAAACACGGTTGATTAGAACAGCTAAAGCAGCGTGCTCGTCACCAACAAATGTTGCTGTACCAGATACTTGTGACTGGTCGTATGTTGCAGCCGCTGTTCCCGCTAACGAGCGTAGAGACTGTAATACTTCCTGATCAATTTCTGCGGTAATTTCTTGTGCCAAAGCAGCCATAATCTCTGCTTCGATATCAATACCATGCTGTGATTGTGCATCCTGCGCACCTTCAAACGTCCAACGCGCTGACAATTTACGTGTCTTTGCTTCAACAGTTTGCTTTAAGATCTGGATGTTCATTCTGTTACCAGCGACAGCTTCTAGCTGTGCAGTTGGAGCAGCACGATCGTTAGCTGCGTTACCTGAGTAACCTTCAGCAATCTTAAATGGGCTAAGAGCTTCTTCACCAGCGCCAACGTCAGTACCACCGGTACTATTAAACGAATCAGCATAACGAACTCTTAAGGTATGGATTTGACCAACTGGTCCAGTCATTGGCTGTACGCCGACTAGTTCGTTAGCAATAACCGTAGGCATAACCCGACGGATAACTGGTAAAATTACACGGTTAAGTGTAGCTACGTTTCCAGCAGATGTAGCACCTGCGGTCGCAGTTTCAGCAAGATACTTGCGGGTATTTTCTAGAGCAACCCCCATTACGGATCTTTTATTTCCGTTAAGGCCCTCTAAAAGAGCTCCTTTAGTTTCTTGCCAGCGGCTTTCTAATAATTCTGACATAATAAGTTCTCCTGTTAGATTCCAGCAAGTCTACGTAGGTCTACTACGTTCTCGCTTCTACTACTGTCATTTGTTGTTGTTGTTGGTTTTCTGTTGCCTGTTACTTCAGTGCCTTCATTAAGCTGTGCCTTTTGCTTTTCTGGTCTCTTGCCTTCGTTTAATACAGAAGGAAGATACTTATCAAACGAAGCACGTAGCTTAACTGTCTGAACTGATTCCAGTAAGTCATTCATAATTTCGCGTTGACCTGAACTCAAAGGAGATACAAGCTCGGAAATTGTGTCTTTGCGTGTCTGTGATTCAACCATATACTTCCTTTCAGATGCTGCTGATTCAACCAACTTCTTCGCCTTCGCTGCAAATGCTCGAGCTTCGCCTAACTGCTTATCTTTAACAGATAATACCTTCATCAACTTCGACGTTTCCGACTTAGTGTTAAGGTAGCTTGACTGATACTCTTCTGCTACTGCTTCGAATATTTTACGACCGAAGTCGTTTTTACGTGCTGCATGAATGTCCTCTTTCAACTGAGTCAGTTCCGATTGTACTCGGGTCTTAACAGTTTCTGCGACTAACTTCGCGCTTCTTTCAATAAAGCTTTTCTTAACCTTATTGAAGTGTGCCTTGCCCTCACGGATAAGACGGACTTTGGTTTCTGCCAGGTCCTTTTTGTCCTCGTAAAACTCGCTAATTTCTTTCGCTAATGATTCAACGATGAATTCCTCAAGCTTCGCAAAGTTTTGTGCCATCAGCTTCTGGTCCTCATGAAGGTCCTTAATCTCTTTGGCTAACTGGACTGTAACAAATTTGCGTAGTACAGTTGCGTTCTCACGCATTGCAATAGCATATTTTGCTTTAGTTTCAGCTAGTTGATCACGGTCTTCCTTCAATTCGGCCATTTCAGCTTCAAGACGCTCTTCAAGCATAGACTCGATAGCTTCTACCATAGTAGACTTATCGTGCTCATACTTCTTTGCAAATTCCTCACGAAGTTCTGATGTAACAGCAAGTTTATTTTCTTTAACTTTCTGGTTCCATGATTCCTCGATTTCGGTCTTGATTTCTTCCGAAACAACATTATTTTCAAGTAACTTTTGTAATGCTTCCAACATAGTTCCTCTCCTCTTATTGGAGACCTTTGATCACATTGATCAAAGATTCTTTTAAGTATTTTTGTGCCTTTGGGTCGTGTTTAGCTGCCTGTGCTAGCCGATACGCTGCGTATCCACCTTTTGTATTCATTAATTGTTCATAAATTGGGGTAGGGTATGCACCCGGTGCACTTGGCTGTGCTACAACGTCTACGGTAATAATCTCAAAGTCTGAGACATTACCGCTTCCGTCTTCTGATACATTACCACTTCCACGTGACGAAACGCCTAGCTTAACTCCGCTCTCAAGCATTGTTTGAACTAATTGTCCCATTGGTGTAGGTAGTATTTTCATTTTCCCATAACCGTTTGATTCATCCATCCACATCTGTGTGATCATATGAGACACTCGGTCTAGGTTTATGTTAAGGCCTTCAGGATGGTCAACTTCTCCAAGGACAGAGTATCCACCTTGAATCTGATCGTTGAGAGTCTTGACAGCCCTACCAATTTCGTTTACAGGATAGACGCGCTGGTTTGCATTACGCACCCCACCTTGGATACATATACCTTTAAGGTATAGATCCTTTCCACCTCTCGCGTTTTCAGCAGACTCAACGACCAAGTTAGCCTCAGCCATTGTCAATGTCTCTTGTAGATAGTTAGCCATTATATCAGTACCTTACTTCTTGCGACCGATAATTTGCTTTTTATTCGGTGCAGTGTCGCCTGAGCCTTTCTTTTCAGCACCATGCCCTTTAGGCTGTGCTTTCAAGTGTTTAACTCCTGCTTTTCCACCTGGAACATTTACGTTACCAGCTGAATCTTCTTTTTTGCCTTGGTCGTTAAGTGCTGAACCTTTTAGGTTGCCCTTGTTAGCCTCGACACCTGCTTCTGTATCTGTGCGTAGGATATTTGCAGTAGTACCGCCCATATCGTTTTTGCCAGCCATTGGTGACTTAGTGTAAGCACCGTTTTCAGTTGTACCAAGAACACTGTTATTATCTAAGCCGCCACCGTTGATTTTCTCAACGTACTCGCGCATTTGCTCAGTTGCTGACATATTCTTTCTTGACTCAAAGTTATAGCCTTCTTCTTTTTCTTCTCCACCTTCTTCGTCGTCTCCGCCAAAGTCCATGTCGTCGCCTTCTTCGTCATCTTCTTCTTCGTCGTCAAAGCCCATTTCGTCTTCGTCGTCGTCGTCGTCCATGCCGCCGTCGCCCATCATTTTGTCAAACTCTGCTTTCAGGTCGTCAATAGCATCTTCAAGATCAACTACGCGATCTTCAATTTCACCTTCGTCTTCTGCATCGCCCATGTCGTCTCCGCCAAAGTTCATGCTATCCATGTCGTCTTCGCCTTCGTCGTCGCCGCCGAATTCTACGTCGCTCATCATGTCGTCTGCTGGATCTGCTTCAACTTCAAACTCGTCTAAGTCAAAGTTTTCGTTAACATCGTCGTCGTCTTCGTCAACTTCTTCGTCGTCTGATGCTTCGTCAACTTCTTCATCATCATCTGATGCTTCGTCAACTTCTTCGTCGTCTGATTCGTCAACTTCTTCGTCGTCGTCTAAATCTTGTTCTAAAATACTTTCGTAAATGCCGCGTGATGCGTCAACTACAAATTCGTGTAATAGCTCGTCTGCGCCTTCGCGGTCTTCCGCAAGTAGCTTCTCAAGCATGGCTTCGATTTTTGATGTATCGCCCATTATGTGTTTCTCCTGTAAACTGATTAAGCTGATTAAGCTGTTTGCCTTTAAGGCTTATTTTGTAAAGCTGTCAAGTAATATTTATAGTTAATTGGGAAAATGGGGGTATAACGGTGCCAAAACGACCCGTTTGGCTAAGGTGCCAGAGATAGCCCAAAACGTCTAGCAAAATCTGGTATAGTTATGTTAACTACATTGCTAAGATTTTCGAACTCTTTCGGTACAAAGCCGTCTGGCTCTGCTACTCGTATATATCTCGTTTGTGGATTTTTTTCGATTACAATTTGAGTTTGGCGTAACCAGTTGCCGTGATACGTTGCGCGGTCTTGCTTGCGTTTGTAGTTCATTGTGCCTGCATACACGTTGTTTAACTTATCTTTAAGGCCTACATAGTCAAAGCCTAGAATATAAATGTCTGTGTAGCCGTGCTTAGACGCTAAGTGCAATGCTGTAGGACCTGAACTCCATCCTAGACTAGGATTAAATATATTAAGGTTAGGAATACTAGCGTATACTTTATTTGGGTTGGTCCATACACTATTTGTAAGCTGATAGCTGTTTCTTGCAATCTCAAGAATCATTTTTGTATCAACTGCAATGAGATAGTCTGGGGCAAACTCGCGGTACACTGCATTACAAGCGTATATCTTTCCATTCTTGTGTAATTCTGGTAACAGAATAGGCTTACGGCTAGTGCCGTTGCCAAGAACGAATGCTATATTGCTGTGTAGTTTAGGTTGGGGCGGTGTTGGTTGTGTTTTTTCTAGTCGCTTGCGTTCTTTATCATGCCTACGCTGTTCACGTAATACTCGCCACTCGTCTTTTGTATATAAAGACTTGTCAAGCTTTGCCATTACATCACTTCAGCGTCTGCCGATGGAGCTGCATACATTTGACGTAGGTAATGAAGTTCCTTTTCGTACTCTTCTTCATTTTGCTCGCCTGCTTTGCGAATTTTATTGATAGCACGTAAGGTCAAACGAGTCTTACGTGTATCGTCGTAACGCATAGGAGAGTCATCAGCGGTGGCATCGTAGCCCTTGTCCTCTTCTGACTCACCTGTAGTTTTGTTAAAGTAATATAATTCGCGTAATGTTGTCATACTTATATTTATACCTAAATGGTAACTCCGCCGCCACTTGGTGCATCACCACTTGGTGCTGGTGCTGCTGAGCCCGGACCTTGTCCAGGAGTAATGTCTCCCTCTTCTGGTGCGCCTGGCTCTTCAAGGTCTGCATCCATTCCTGCGTCAGTCATGTCAGTGTCTAGTCCGCTACCTGTAACGCCTGCACCTGAAAGATCATCTGTATCGCCAGCTATTGGTTCAATGTTCTCTTGGTTTTCTTCTAACCATAAGCGCTCGTTCTCTTTGATCTGCTCATCAGTCCAACCTAGGTACTCTTTTAGCGCGTATCTGTTAGATATAAACGGTACTGATATCATTTGTGTAAATGTAGGTATGCGTTGGTTGTCTAACTCTGACTTTCTGTATGCTGCAAAGTTCTGTGGTGGCTGAAAGTTAAGCTTAAACGTTGATGTATCAATGTTAAGCCCCTTCTCAAGTAAAAATCTCTTGAAGTCAGTATCAAACTCTTCCGTAATCATCCTCTGCAAGCGTTCGCAGTACGTATTAAAGCGTAATTCCTGAATGTACGCTGTACCAACCCTACCATCGTTAAAGGATGATGCTGAATCGTCAGCTCCTGTAGGTAGGTAGGAAGACGGTATACGGAGTCCACGAACCATCTTATTGGTGAAGTAGCGTAGGTCGTCGATTTCTCCTAAGTTCGTGCCTCCCGGCAGGGTCTCAACTTTGGATCCTCTACCTTCCGCTGTTTGGGGGAAGAAGTAATCTTCATTAATGCTTAATGGGTTGTATGATGAGTCAATGACCGACGCACCACCGCCTGTTTGCGATGGGATTCTTCTTTGGTGGATTTCGTTTTTAACTCTTTCGACGAACTGCATTGCCAAATGTGACGGCATGTTGCCAACATCCACATAAAACACCCTACGCTCAGGAGCACGCTGAACACGGTAAATAATAATAGCATCTTCTAATAGTTCCTTTTGTTTATAGACCTTAAATATAGTCTCTAATAATGAAGTGCCAAAAGGGTAGTTTGCTGTTACTTCGTCACTTAGCGATAAGTGAACCACATGCTTTGCGTCAATTGATACTTCGCCTTCTTCAAGTTGGAATCTAGAACCGCTTGATGAGTAACTGTTTACATTACCTACCATGCCTCGTGATCCGCCAGTTTGATAGCCTGCAACACCTGCGCCGCCTGTTGTACCGCCTTGTGGAGTAAGAGGAGTAGTAGCTACCATCTCCTTGAAATTCAAATTTACGTTTTTAATAACGTACTGTTCTGGTTTTTTGCCTTCACTTTCGTTTACAACAATGCGAACAACACTGCCTGCTTCAACATAAAACCATTTTTTTGTTTCTGGGTCGCGAATAAAGAAGCAATCGCCATACTTAAACACGTTACGTATGATTTCAAATATCTCTGTTTCGTATCTTTGTAGTTTATTCCATTGCTGTAGGTACTGATGTACTACACTTACTTGCGATCCAGTTGCGTTTCCAGTAAAGTCTATTGTAAACGGTGTTCCATTGACGGGACTTTCCTGTGTACAAAATTCTGCTAGGATATCTAAGGCTGCATTAACTTCTGAGTCTTGATCCATTGTGTTATACGTGCCATAACGCTCTACTCTGTTAGGAGTTCCTGTATAAACGTCTGGCAAGTACGAAGAATAGTTTAATCGTGCTGGTCCTGGCTTACTGCCAGCCATAGATCCGCTTATAGGCCCGTAGTTACCTGATTGCGTGCCGTCTACGTTGTACGGGGTAAAGTGTTTTTTCCACGACATTTAAGTTATTGCTCCTGATTTTCGTAGTCGCGTAAGTTCCGCAAGTACTTTCTTAGTTAATTCGTTGCTTTCTTGCATACTAGCAAGCTGTGCTTGACTATCGTTTGATGTACTAGTATTTACGCTTTTGTTAGCGTTTGGCGAGGCTTTCTGAGCTGCCATGGCTTCTTTTTCTTGAGTATTTTGGGTCGATCTTGCAAATTTCTGTTGTTGTTGAGCATCGCGAGCATCGCGAGCTGCATTAGCTTTATCCTGTTCTTCTTTACTCGCTGTAAGTCTGGCCACTGGGTTTTCAGCAAGTACTGAGTCTTGAGACCTTGGCTGGTTAGTGTCTGGATTGATTTGATTCGGGTTGCTCTTATTAGTTACAAGGCCGCCAACATCTTCACCTAGTAGCTTTCTAAAAAACTTACTGTTTACAACATCGGTTAATATCTCGTCAAAATCTTTTAAGACGTTGACTGC